CCTGAATCTACTTGGGATTTGGAGTCTAGCCCTGGTCTTCCTTGGACTAAAATGGGGTATAAAACTAAGCGACAGGTGCTTGAACTCGATTATGAAGAATTTATGCGAATTTGCAATGATTTTTCTTATGGTTCTGTTGATACTTACGCTGATAAAGACGAGATATTGGAAGATATCGATTTCGAAAGAAATAAAGTTCGCGGCATTTTTGCTGCACCTTTTCATGGGGTTTATCGTGAGAAAGTAATGTACGGTGCACAAAACAAAAAAATTATGGAGCGGTGGAAGACCGACTGGATAAAGTATGGCTTTGTTAAACAATATGGTGGTTTTAGTTCTGCTATAAAGGAACTAGAAAAGTTTCCATTTGTTTGGGAGTCTGATATATCTGGTTGGGATCGCAAAATTTGGTTATATTTTGTTTATCTCATTAGAAATAATAGGTTAGATAGAGGTGAATGGTCTCAGAGAAAATTTGAAGAGTGGAGGGATTTTGTTACTAAAAATAACATTAATCCTGAAGTTCTTCTACCTAATGGTTTTGTCATTAGGAGAGCTACTGGTAATGATAGTGGTAAGAATAATACTACATCAGATAACAGTATAGCTCATTTCTTTATAATGATTTATTTATTTGTCAGTTCAATGATGGATAATGGCCAGGAGCCAATTCTTTCCTATATTTTTACTTGGGCTAAATTAATGATCTATTCTGATGATAAGCTTGGTGGTTGTTTTTTAGAGAAATTTTATTTCTCTTCAGCTGCTGAGTTTCTCGAATATGAGATCAAAATTTATGCTGAATTTGGCCTTGAGTGTAAGAAATCTGCGCAGTTTCATTCTGTTAGGGTTCCTGGCACTCCTTTAGATCCGCGACATAGTTTTCTTGGTTCTTATTGTTTACGTGATGATGTTAAGGATGTTTATGTACCTGGTCCTCGACTAGGGAAAATTTGTTCCTCCATTGTCCGAAAATATTCGAATGATGATGTCATGATAAGGTTCGCAAGAACTTTTTGTTTGGCATTAAATTCATATCCTCATCCTGAGGTTTTTGCTGAGTTGATTCTGTACCTTAAATGGTTTATGGATAGAAACTTGGATTATTACTATTTGTTTCAAGAGGCTCTTCGGAGTCTTGATGTTTCATTAGAAGCTGAAGCTTCGTTTTCGAAACTCTATTTAGGGTTTGAGTCTTCAACTCATTCCTTAAAAGCTGTGGGTGGTTGTAATTATTTTTTTTTTTACAATCCTTTAATAATGCATGAATATGAAAATTTTAAAAAATTCATGGCGTCGAGAATCAATAAAGCTGAGGCTGTCCTCAATAATATGGTTGCTAATTGTGATCTTTCCCCTGCGGGTAAAGATTGGCTAATTGCTGCCGTTGATCCATTTCATGATAAGACTCTTGTTAATTTATATGGATATCCTGACCAGCAAGTTGGGAGTTCTGTATGTATGAGAGTTCAACAACAGTTTTCTATTAAGAGACCTGACGATTTGCCTGCCACTGATAATTGGCAGACGCTTATCTGTACCTTTCCTTGGACTGGTGCAGCTGAAGCAGGTACACAAATTTTTGGAAACACAAACAGTATGGGTGATATTTTTAATCTTCAACCTACTGGTGACCAAGATATTTATCCGGTAACAGCTTATTGTGCTCCTGACGGAGATGCAATTGGCCCTTTTGAGAGTACTAACTCATCTACTACTTTTGGTGCTGCACTTCCTGCAGATTACACTAAAGGCCCTTATAGGGTTGTGGGTCATGGGTTAGAAGTGGTTAATACTACTGCTGAAATTTATAAGCAAGGTACTTGTACTGTTTATAGACAGAATACTAATCCTTAT